CAAAGTTTGCACCACCTGTTAACAAACTGCTACTCATATTCATAAATGGACTAATAGATGATGCTGTTGCAAACATATTGCTTGCACCTACTCCATACATATCTCCCCTAATACCTACACCTACAGCTTCTAAACGTTTGTTTTGTGTTGCTCTAACTTTATTTGAATTCATTGTCATCTTATCTATCTTTGCCAAAATTTCAGAACTAACAAATGCATCCTTAGTGCTACCTACGCCCATCTGTATACCCCTAGCCGCAAAAGATGCTCTAGCACTTGATTTTGCACTACCTTGTTTTAATGTCGCTATTTGTATTTGCTTGTTATATGCTCTTTGTATATGTTGTGCTTGACTTTCTTTCATGCGTTGATTAAACAACGCCATATCTCTTTTATGTTCTAAACTTAATGCTAAACTTTTTGTTTTATATTTTTCTGCACTTGCCGCATAAAAAGAACCAACAGCACCACCAATAGCACCAAAACCTTGAGATATAACACCAAACTTACCTAGATTACTAAGATCTTTCCATCCGTAACTATCAGTCATTGTTGTACTTACCTCAACACCTGCTTATTTTTTAGTATACATACATAATATCTAATTACGGTCACACTATCCACCCATTGCTACTTCTAATGTTAAACCTACAACTGTTAGTGGTAATGGGTCAGTTTGACGTACAAATAACTGTCCATTATCTTGCCATGCAGGTGTAAGCATTATTTTTATATCTTCTGTTTTTAAATTTGGCGGTGTGCCATATGGTTCTGTTGTACGTTGTTTTGCTTCTACTAACTTATCTGCACTAGGACCTGCAAAAATACCAGACGATTCTAGTACTCTTAGCCATACATGGTTTAGATTTTTAACTCTACCTTGACCAAATGCTTCTACCTGTAATGCCATTGGTAAAGTTTGAAGATCACTTTCAATTGGTAGTCCAACATGAACTACACTAGCCGCACGATCTAAAGTAATAGAGCCACTAGATACTGTTCTTTGTGGATGTACAGCACCATCTGCCAAAATGTTTACTGTTTTTCCTTCTAGCCATGAAATACCAGATATAACATTTCTTGCAACTTCAAAAGTTGTTATGCCTGTATTACGCAAAGATGCAGGTAAATCCTTGTCTAGTTTAACCGTAGCTACTGTTGCATTTGTAGTAGCAGTAATATTGCACCTGTAATAGGTTGTACCGTCAACCAATACAATTGCATCGCCTACGTCATCAACACTAGGAGGAGCATTAAATAAATTATAATTAGCAGTTATAGTAACGCTTTCTCCTTTAGTGTAATTTGTACCACCAGAGATAGTAACCGTTCTGGAATTATTAGTATTTGTACCATTATATGTTGCACCTGCATCAACAAAGAAATTATCACGTTGGGTTGCAAATAACCTTGTACCCATACGTTCTATATATCGTTTAGATGCACCGTTAATAGTTCTTTTTACAACGCAATAAGTAACGTCATCATTTCCTTCAGATACGCAAGCTACGCTTTCAAACGTGCCGTCTGTATCATGTTGATGCCATGCTCCTATTTGTTGTTCTGGAACATATGTAAGACCTAATAATTTACCGTTACTACTTACTGTCCATACAATAGGTATTGGAGATTTTGATAAACCCATATCTACTATTGTAAAATTATCAAATAAATGTGGCGCACGAAGAGATAAATCACCTGTTATAAAACCATTAGCTTGCCAGTTATAACCTAATTCTCTTACATGACCGCCACGAGCCGCACCATATACCAAGCTATTATTAACAATTACTGGCTGTGCATTGTTTGCACCTACATATGACTGTGGCTTTACCGATATAGACGTAGGTGTTATAGCGTCACTATTAACAGAAGTTACTCGCCATTCTGCTGATCCTGTAAGCATAAGCAAGTTTGTTAATGGAACTATATGTCTTATAGTGTTTGCTTCACGAGCGGCAACTCTAAACTCAATACGGTCATCATCTCGTATAGGTAAACCAAAAGACATATTACTTTCAGTACCAGATTTAGTCATCCATATATTTTGTGGTGCATTATTTGTACCTGCAAACACTCTACGTTGTTCAAAATAAGATACAGCACCAGGATAATTATTAGCACCTACAAAATCATTTTCATGTATTGGTGGTGTTCTAGAAAAATCAGGTGAAATATTATCGTCTACAAGTGTTGTCGTAGTAGTTTCTCCTAAAAAACCATATATACCACCTTGTTGTTTATATACTCTATATCGACTAGCACCAGTAACTGCATTCCATGTAATAGTATTTTTTGCTCCAGTAACAAATATATTGTTATTTACAGATGCCGCAGACGATTGATTACTTTCATCTACTAAATTAGCTTTTACTGCCGTAACGACATATTCGTGTGCAACATAAGTATCTGTATTTGTAGAGGTAGATGAAGGAATATACATAGCAACACTTACACCTCCAGGTGCTGATAATGGGCTACCAAAATCAATTACTTTTAATTCCCATTGTGTTGCACCAAGTCTTCTTAATTCTCTAGGTGCATGATTAGGATGCACTAACGTTATAACGTCAGCAGACTGCACATAATGCACATCAAATAATTCTGCTTCTAAATATGGATGAGGTATCTCATATGTCATGTCAGCAGGTAATGCATACCAATTAGTTGAGTTTGGTGGCTGGCTATTACTATGTGCTGTCTTGGAATAATAATTTGTTCCACTATGTTTAGCTATTGAACCAACTACATAATTAGTAGCACCACTCCAAGCCGCTCCATCGCTATAATTTAATGTTGCACCTTGCGTATGAAATCTAAAATATTGATCACCAAACTCAAGAACCATAGTTTGAGTTGTATTAAATGTAAAAGATAATAGTCTTGTAGCTTTTGCACTAGTTTTTACTTCTTTTACAAATGCAAATCCTGGTCTATTTTGTGCAGGTCCTTGTGGTTTGGCAATAAAATTACGCATTGTTGCCGCACCTTGTTGGAATTTATTATCAGCAATACGGCCAAACATTTCTGGTGATATCTCTCCTCCAGAAAATGCTTGTTTAAATGTGCGTGTTACTGGCATAAATTACCTCCCAGATGTCCAAGGAACTATATGTTCTACTGTTATATCTCTTTGCAAGTTATCAGATTGCTTGGCTTGTGTTAAATATCCCGACATCATTTGAGTACAACGTTTTGCTTCCGCCGCTCCTTGATCTCCTTTAATTACAGGACCTGCCAACATTGAAGCAAGATGCCATGACAAAGTAATTACAAATAAAGGGGAAAATAACGATGGGTCAGTTATAAATGATTGATATCTCAACATTGCATTCTCTTGATTGGTATAAATCAAATCACCTTCCATTGCAAATTGTTGTGGTGTATATTGTCCAGCTACTATTGTTGGTGCGTAATTAGATGTTATTCCTCCAGGAGTGTCACCAGCAGACATTCTTGTAGCGTAATCATTTTGTGACGATGGAGATATTATTGCAACAGGGGTCATCATATCCGCAGGTGCTACATATGCATAATCCCATTGATCTAAAGAGTTAGTTGTTAATGCTAAATTGCCACGTTTTGCCGCAAAATTCCATGTATGCAATTCTAGCAATGTATTTCTTGCTATTGGATAAAACCTTGCGGCTTTTTCTGCTTGTGCTGATCCTTCTGGTGGATTCAGTGAAGCTATTGTTGCATCGTCACCCAAATGAGCTAGGGCGAGGTTGCAAATATCCACTTCAGTTGCCATAACATCTCCTAAAAAAAGAGGAGGTTAGCAGTATTACTACCAGCCCCCAGTGAGAAAATAAGAAAACCAATGCCTACTTATTTGCTAATTCAAGTTGGCTAATAAGAGTTTCTTTAGTTTGCCTTCTATCTAGTTCAATACCGATAGTACGGCCATAAACTTCAAGCTCTGCTTTAGTCATTGAATCATAATCAATTGATTTAGTAGTTGGCTTCACTTCAGTTTCTGAACCCACGGTTGTGTTAGACGCCACAGGTAGTTCAGCTTCAGTTCCACCAACTAATTCAATGTGTTTGCATTGCTTTCCGTTATATTCAAACTCTTCACCAGCCTCTCGTAGGCCATCACCTACAAAACACTTAATCTTAGCTCTATAAATAGGCATAGGTTACTCCTTATTAAGATACGGTAAAGCCAGAAGCATAGTACTTCTGTCCGTCACCGATTGTTTCTACTACGTCAGCAGTAACTTTTCCAGCATTATAAGTACCAGAAACTGTGTATCTAGCACCTAAGTACCTTTTACCTTTGCCAGCAATGTCTGGATTGATGCGTACTACTACGTTTTTACCAACTGTTAGTGCCGCTGTAAGGATTGCATCGCTACTTCCAACAACAGTAGGACTAGACAAGTTAGCATTTGCGCTAGTAACAACTTCAAACTTTACGCTTGTACCATTTGCTAATGCAGTAGTAACAGCAAAGTTCATGTATAAAGCAGTACCTTCACCGATATCTCTAGCTGTTCCTAAATCAATAGTGTCAGTAGAGAATGCAGTTGTAGTAATTGCCTGATCTTCGCTCACTCTGAGCAGTTTGTCTGTAATCATTTTAGATCTCCTTTGTTAATAAATAAGTTAACTTACTGCTGATTCAGTATTAAGCAACGCATCTACTCTTCTTAGAGGAACACCTAAGAATGATAAGTAGCTTTGTGCTGTACCAAATTGTGATAAACCTTCTTGTATTGACAATACAGATTGTGATTTATCAAGAGCCGAAATAGCCATTCCAGAGTGAACTGTTCTATTCATATAGAACGCCGCTCTACCCATTGCCATGTTTGGTATTCTGTACAATGCTCTAGCCATTAGCTTGATAAGAGCAGTTGATGCAGTTGATGCCTGTGTACTGGATTGTCCTAATAGGTCAGAAATGTCAATATTGCAAATACGAACAACGTATCTCCAATCTTTAACAACTAAACCGTTCTTCCACTGATAACGAGTAGCAAAAGCTTGTAGTCTTGTACCGTCACTATTGTAAACAGTTTGCTCACCTAGATCTTCATGAGTTAATCCAGCTTTAGATCCTTTAGGGAAAGGACAATAAACTGTGTTATCACCCCAAACAACAAGATATACAGAAGCGTTATCAGAACCTGATCCACCTGCATTAAGAATGTTTACTGCGTTATCAGCAGATAAATCACCATATCTTGGTGCTAAACCTAAAAACTTCTTAGGATCTGTTCCAGGGTTACCGTAGAACAATGTCTCTGCTTGAGTTTGGTTCATTGCTTCCAAGAAAGCTGTGTCTTCAGATAGACGGAACTGTGCAGTGTTACCATTTAACATTGCTAAGTCTTTGTCTACTTCTGAGC